TAGGAATCGAGCTATGGGCTTCTGACGGTGGACTTGCATCTGATAGAGTTACTCTTACGAAAACTGGTACTCAAATTATCACAGGTACGATAACCGTCCAGAAATCATCGACTAAAGCAAGAGAATTCCCTCTTGAAATTTGG